AAACCAGACCTGACAGTTATCAAAGGCGATGGCTAATCCCTTGGCTTGTAGAATTTTCATGCTATGCGGGATACCCTCTAGGGGTATCCCGCCATGCCATGTATACATGGGGTAGAATTTGAAAATGCAACCACCTGAAGATCGAATCATCCTCCGCCAATCGTGGCTCGGCACCCTAGCGATGTGTCCAGAGCGAGCCAGACAGGACATGCTCGGCATCTCCGAATCCACCGAGTCTTCCAACACTGCGATCGGCACCTCAGTCCACTACGGCATCGAACAGTGCCTGATAGAGCAAATGGAAACGGGAGATCCTCTCCCTAAATCAGAAACCATTTGCGCCTCGTTAGAAGAGTGGTTTAGAAAAGAACAAGAAGTGGTTAGATGGAACCACAAGGTTGATGAGTGTGTAAAAATAATAGAACTCAACACATCAGCATGGTGGGATGAAGTAAGACAGGATATTAAACCAATAGCAGTTGAGCACAAGTTTGAACTTCCACTGGTAGTTGATCACAAACCAGAGATCTGGTTGCAAGGAACCATCGACTGCATACAAGAATTTCCAAGACCAATAGTGGACTGGAAAAATCCGGGTCGTAAACCATCAGATGATTGGGAAAAGAAACGATGGTCAGTTCAAGCCGCCGCTTACACTTGGGCTGTTTCCGCTATGGCAGATAATAATCTGACCGAGCCATTAGATTTTGAGTTCGTGTACCTTGTCAAAGGTAAGGTGCATAGAACTACAGTGAACGCAGGACCGGCGGAGTGGGCATCTTTGGTTGCGCTTGCTCGCTCCGCTGGAACACTCATATCCGCAGACCTTCCCGTCTGGCCATTAAACATGGTTGGTTGGCATTGCGCTCCTAAATGGTGCGGAGCGTGGTCAACCTGTCGGGGAAGGTTTGCGGGACCAGACCCATGGAACCAACTATAGAAAGGAAGGTAGACCCATGGCAGACAAAACAGAGAACACCATAACGGTGTTCCGTAGACAAGTTATCCAAACAGGTAACTATGAACCAGCAGAGGCATCGTGTTCAATAACGATAGCGGTGGACTCTGACGACAAAGAGGCAGTAGCCAAAGAGATAGCCGATTGGGGCGAGACTTTGGAGATAGCCAACTATGAGGCACTCGGTGTCGGATACGAACTATCCGAACAGGGGGTGCGTATGATACAGAAGGAATTTCCTTCGACTACCAAAAGTGCTCCCGTGGCGAGCGCTCCGGCCAGCAATAATTCCTACGGTACTAAAGGTACAGGAGGAACCTTGGATGAAATTTGGAAAGACTTGATGGACAATCAGTCCAACTGGTGGGATCCAAATTGGCAGAAGAAGTTAGATCCAGATTCTAATTTCAACAAGGCTGGTCCAGACTATAAGCGTAAGGCTGATGGTAAAGGTATCTGGCTTACCAAGAAGGACGGCAAGTCTCTTGTCCCTGATTGGTTTGTATGCCCATTCACTGGTAAAGATTCCAATGAATTGAGTGCCATAGGTGCGGAGATTCGTTCCTAGTATGGCTACCCTGCATTCGCAGGATGAAGTGGCTGAACGCCTCGCTGTCGCTCAGGGCGGCGAGGCGGACAGCGACAAGCAACCAAGCAGATGGGCTACTACTTCTAAGGTCGTAGAAAACCTCATAGGTTTTATACGCAATCCTACAGAACGATGGTACCTAGGTTTCCCTGAAATAGATTTAGCAACACGAGGTGTTGGTAAAGGGGAAGTACTACTGGTTGTGGGTCGTTCCCACACAGGGAAGTCACAGATTCTGCTTAACTCAATAGTAACTAATCTAGTCAATGATTCTAATGCTCACGTTGTGATATTTTCAATGGATGAGCCAAGAGAATTGGTTGCGATGAAACTGTTTTGCTTATTGCAAGGGCGTTCCTCCACTGATGTGGAAGAAGCAATCAAAGCAGGAGACAGAAACGTAATAGATGCGTTAGGTTTAGCCTCCGAACGGGAACTGTCTCGTGTCGCAATCATCGACGAATCAATGTCATTAGAAGCCATGTCAGCAGCGATGGATGAAACGAGAGAATGGTGGGGTACTAACCCTTCCTTTTGTATGATCGATTATCTTGAACTGATGGTCGGTGGTGACGCTGACGCAACTGGAGTTACATCCAAAGCGCAAGCGTTAAAACGTTGGGCTAAAACTCAACGTGTACCAGTCGGTCTTGTGCATCAAGCAGGTCGTACTGCCGGTGAACGAGGTAAACCTGCTGGTATCCACGCCGGTAGATATGGCGGCGAACAAGAAGCCATCTTCGTGATGGAAGTTTACAGAAAGAAAGATCGAGAAGATCTTTCAGACTGGGAAACTAAATACCACGCAAACAGTATTAATATGAATATCTGTAAGAATAAAAGAACAGCCAGACTCTTAGATCAAACGTATTACTTAGATCCAGAGTGCGGTCATGTTCATCCTTATTGGGAGGAACTGATTCCAGATGGAAACCAGTAACTCTTATGAGATAACATTTGAGCAGATACGAGACTTTGCTTTACTGTTTCGTGGTGGACGTGTCGCTAAAGATGACGGAGATTTTCGTCCTTGGCAAACAGCGGACGGTGGGTACGTACCAGCGGACGGCAAAGACTTTTTGATTGTGGTTGAAGACCACCTGAAGGACTTTCCCGCCATCGGTGTGTACCCACTGGTCGCACAAGACGATGGAATTAAAGTGTGGTGGGGATGTGTCGACTTCGACGAAGGAATGGCAGAGTCGTACATTCACGCTAAGAACTTGAGAGAAGTTCTTAAACAACTAGGAGTAACTTCTTGGGTTGAACGGTCACGTTCAAAAGGATTCCATGTATGGGTATTCTTTACAGAATTGATGTTTGCTGTAGATGTACGTGAAGGATTGATCGCCGCCTGTGAAATAGTAGAGGCACCTACTAAAGAAGTTAATCCTAAACAAACTGAAGTAACTGACAGGGGTTGGGGCAATGGTGTTCGTTTACCTTACGCTCATACTCGTAAACGTGGGGGTTACAACGAGATGGATAATACTGATTATTCATTCTCTATGGTTCCTCTCAGAACATTCCTCGCAGAAGCAATACCAACACGGGTAACACCTACTGCGTGGGAGCCTGTGAGAGCCCTGTACAGCCCTCCTGAGCCTCTCCCAGCGTTTACCTATAGAAAGACCCCCTACACGGGGCAACTGGACGGTCTATCGGGCGTTATACGGCGCAACGGTCCACGACCAGAACCAGAGAAACCAGATGGAGACAGATCAGGCACACTATTTGCTCTTGCTTGTGCCATGGCAGAACAAAGATATGCGGAAGATATTATTTATAAAGAATTGAAAGAAGCAGACATAGAGTGGGGTGGGAAATATAATAGCAGACCAGATGGTGATAAACGCCTCGCAGGAATAGTAAGGGATGCTTGTAAAAAAGTAAGATAATGGAATCATTCATAGCGATAGTAGATCGCAGACCAAAAGTAAAAGCACGTCCGCGACACACCAAAGGAGGAAAAGTCTTCACTCCTAAAAGCACACTGGATGAAGAAGATTACGTGGCTAAAGCATGGGCAGAACAAGTGGAAGAAAAATTCACTGAACCCGTAGAAGTCACACTAATGTACACACCAGATGAGACAATCATTCACGTAAGCACATCACCTCATTCGGCTAAAACCCTCCGAGGTGATCTAGACAACTATGTTAAACTCACACTAGATGCACTCAATGGAGTAGCATGGGAAGACGACAACCAAGTAGTACGAATAAACGCGGTGAAAGTAGACAGACTTGATACTGATTGAATTAGAAAAATGGGAATACGAATGGGCATCTCATGTAGGTATCAGACGCTTTACGGAAAATTGGGAAAAACAAGATGCTGCCCATTATAAACGCGAATACATGGAAGATGACAGATCCGCACAAGTCGCAGCAGCAATAGGAGAACTAGCAGTAGCCAGAGTGACCAACCAATACTGGGGTGGTCACGTATGGGCAGGTAACCGTCACCAAGAAAACCGTGGACGAGCAGACGTAGGTTACAACATAGAAGTAAGAAGAGTTAGAACATCTAACAACGCGGCAGTACGCCGCAGGCAACTAGGAAAAGGACTTGTCCTGTTCGTAGTCAGACCAGTACCCGACGAATTTCGCACAGTCGAAATGTTAGGCTGGCGAGATCACGACGAAGCGTGGGAACTCGGAGAGCCATCAGGTTACGACGAAGAAAACACCAGAGTTATAGCAGCCAACCATTTACATTGCGTAACAACTTGGAAGGCTGATGGCAAAGAAGAAAGAATTTCCGAGTGACGACTGGGTATTCAAAGACCCTGAAAAATCACTTTACAAAATAAGACCCACATCAGAAATAGAATCCCTGATGCAACTCGCACCTCACCGTGAGGCTATTCTCCCCTCGATTGAATCAACACAAGCAGTGAAAGAAATCGTAGGTAAAATAATCGACGACCTGTCAGACGAAGACAGATGGATATTTAACGCACTAGTAGTAGAACGCCTGTCACTCAGAGGAGCAGGACGCATACTAGGCATACCCAAAACATCCTTAGCACGCAGACGTGACAAAATAAGACGTGAACTGATGGCTAAACTAATAAAATGTAAACCAATACAAGAATGGCTTGAACGATAATTACTCGTCCCAGTTAGCCAAAGACTGTCGCAACAATCCCATCAAAGAAGTAGTCCAAACAGCGAACGCCTCACCTGCTTCATCAACACCATCTAAAGCCGCTTGAAAAGCGGCAAGCAACAGTTCAGCCTCTTCCTCATGGAAGATTAGGAGTAAACCCAGAACGCCATCTGGTGACCACTTAGCATGAATGCCATCCCTAAGATCAAATAAATGGGCTGTGTCCTGAAGGTGATCATAAATGTCTTTCTGAAGAGCAACCCCTTCAACCTCCATAAACTCATCCCACTTAGCCTCAAGGTCGGCTTCCGTCATTATTTCGCTACCTTGTCCTTAACTATAGTTTTAAGAACAGACACAGCCGCTGCTAAACCAGCAACACCCGCACCCTTCGCTGACGACAAGTCAGCAACAACGAAAACACCAAGGAACGCTTGAGCGAAAGTCCACCCAGCACGTTCCAGTACATCAAATATGTTCTTCAAATTTTTTCCTTTATTAGATTAATATCTTGGACGACGAGGCTTTCTTTTACCAGCCATTAGTCGTTCTCATCAAACTTGGCACGCATGCCATTAGCCATACGTAACATGGCATCCCCAGTAAGAGAACCTTGGTTCCCACCCTGAGAAGCAGTGTCTACTAAAACCTTAGAGGCTTTAGGTACCTTCATTGTTTTACCATCTAATTGATGTGGCATCTCAACCTACTTTCCGAAAGGGCGACCGCCATGAGCGGCGTTACCCAAATTAGTTCCCCGCAAAAACGCTGCGGCTTTCTTAGCCTTCTGACTCATATCCCACATGTTAAATGAAGAGGTAGAGTCATAAAGTTGTTCATCCTGTGAACCAAACGTTTCTTCAAACGTTCCATATCCTTTACCTTTTGGCATAATTTTTCCTTATTGTATGAACAGGCAGCCGAACGTTTCACCGTTCACCACACCTGTAACCTTCAAAAAACCTTGTGTCTCTTGAAATTTTCTAACAGCAGCCACAGTTTTCCTACCATAAATCCCATCAACAGGACCAGCATCAAAACCACGCTCCGCTAACTTTCCCTGCACTAAACGCACAGGTAAACCACGACTACGAGAAGGACGAGACAAAGGAGTCTTCTTCACCTGCTCGTGTAAATCTTTAAAGAACTGAATGATCGCAGCCCAATCAACAGACTCAGGAGCCTCAACGACACCCATACCATTCTCAACCCAATCACCTAACCACTTCTCAGGACACGTCGTATACCCATCGCGGCTCTTCTTACGATGCGTCGAAACCCAAAGCCCTTTGCCGAAATGAGACTCAGCGGCATCAACAAGTGTTTGTAAAGCACGTAAAGCATTGTCGTGAGGCTTGTTGCCACCCCAACCAGTAAAGCAAACACTAATGGAACGACTGTTCCACCCTTTAGTTCCCGCTCCACGGTTATCCCAACCTCGTCCTTCAAAAATAGTGCCAGTCTCATCAACCAGCCAGTTGTAACCAACACCATCCCAGCCTTTACCCATGTGATGGCGTTCAAATGCTTTAACAGCAGCGGACCCTTTAGGTCCGTTCTGTACACCAGAGTGATGTACGACAACACCCTGCACTCTTACTTTATTTAACTTGTCGAACTTGCCTTTAGGTGGAGGTTGCGCTCCCCACGTTTCTCTAGACACGTACTTCATAACTTATACTCCTCTTTGTCCCGTCATCTAACCCTAGAAACCAAGTCTTTCCAATCTTGTCTCTCAGATAAACGCTCATATTTTTGATTAGCCCGCCAGTTTCTTTGAACCTCAGGAGTGTTCATATTAACTGACACACCTAATAGACTACTCAACATATTACGTGCGTGGGTTCTTTGATACTTAGGTTCGTTAGGAAACATGCGTCGAATAAAACTAATAGTAGGCAAACTACCATTAACCAAATAGATGTGATGGTCACGCATCTTCCACTCGCCGCTAGGAGATTTCTTAGCCATACCCAACTCTCCTAAAATATCCATTAACATAGGAATCTTTTCTAAAGGACTAGGAGTTTTCTGATAACGACCACTGAAAGGAATACCAGTAAAAATTTGTTTACCGAAAACAACCTCTAAAGGAGTTTTAATAATAGGTGAAGTCATACCTAAACCTTGAGCCATTGTTTCTTTCCACCCTCCAGCACCTTCCCTAAATGGGTCGTAACGGAACAAATCTTGGAACGGGAAATCAGGCGCACTGTAAACTTGAGCGCCCTTATATTTGAAAGGCATTCTTATACCGAACGGTTCCAGATAATAATCTGGGACCGTTCCCTCACCTTCAGTTCCTAACTCAAGGTTACGTTTAGCAGCCAACAAACGATTATATTTAGCAGGGTTCTTACCTAACTGTTGCAACTGGTAAGGAACGTTCTTCCTAGTCCAAGTGTAAAATGGTATGAACCTTCTCATCCAAGTTCTTTCAAAACTTGTCAACTCGTCGTAATCAAACTGTGTTTTAGCGATACGATTCAACGCTTGATCAATGTTTCCACCATGACGCATCGTGTCCATACCGACACCGATGCGGATAATATCCTCAGCCCAACTGTTAACCCTACGCACAGCAGCATAAGGAGCAAAACGAGGAGACCACGGTGCTAACACAACCCTAGTTCTTCTACCCCCACGCTCCGTAACACGTCCACGTCCACCTAACAACAGTTCCATGTTGCGCGCTCTACGTAAACCATATTCCAAATCGACAGCCGACACAGCCTGACCGCCGCCACGCACACCAACTTCTAACAGTTCAACGTAGTCAACCATGTCATCGTTGGTTTTAGCCAACTGTTTCGCAGCATCATAGAAAGACATTCTCTTAGACGAAGCGTGTTTAGCCACACGAGAAGTGATACTCATAGATTTCAAAATCTCATTTAAGTTCACGCCATCCAACCAAGCGTTAAAAAACGCACCCATAATGTTACGCTGCACAAAACCCGGAGTTGCGATCATACCAGCCTTCAACCAAGTCTGAACACCATCCCATGCTTTCCAAAAACCATCCACTTGCTTCGGATCATTGATAGCCGCATACGCATTGATGACAGCATAAACATTCTCATTCATTGTTTTATCTTTACTAAGCAAAGTCCAAGGACCCCACTCAGAATTTTTCAAAGCATCCTTAAGTGCTTGGATACTTACATCTCTGGCTTCTTGTGTTAAATCAAAAGTCTGATCTTTAGCCAGCATGTCGCTTATCAATGCTTTAGTGTTCCCTTGGGAATCGATACGAGTAATATCTATTCCTTGTCTACTAAGAGGACCAGCAGGTACTCCAAGAGCAGTGTCTCTTTCAGTTAAACTTGAAAACAATTCTTTAGTATCTTTTTTGACTTGTTCCAATCTTTCTTGTTGTTGGAAGAACTCGGTAGCAGCCTGCTCCCTTGCCATAATGTCTTCCTTCAACTTGTTCTCAAGTTTTACTATTTGCTCTTCGCGCTTTAAAACTTGTTCCGCAGCCTTATCACCCTTCGTTCGGGCTGCCTCTATTTCTACTTCTATCTCCCGCTGGCGAACCAACAACTCCTGCTTCTCAGTAGCCAAAGCGTTCCTACGCTCAACCACATACTCCAACTGGGCGAACTCATCATCATCCAACTGTAAATCTTTAAACGCGTAACCACGCTCAGAACGACCAGCACGAACAGTTAACGCCAACTCCTCAGACAACAACGCAGTCTCATCATTAAACTGCTTCAACGCAGCCGTACCCTCCTCCCACGTTGTCGTAAAATTACGAGTACCAGCAACAAAAGCCTCATGCTGTAACTCTCTATCCAAAGCAACAGCAGTCTTAATCAACTTCTCCCAACGTCTAACACGCTCAATAGGAAGACCAGTAGACAACTCATCAAACTTGTACCCTCCCGCACCTTTCTCAACTTCTGAAAGGAACCTGCGTATACGTTTAACAGCAACAACGGACTGATCCATTTCCGCAATGTTTTTAACAGCCTGAACAATCAACTTCAACCGTTCACGAGCCTCATTAACAGCAGTCTCAATACGATTAACATTAACTTCAAACAATTCATCCAAGTCATCACGATTATTAAACACCACAGGAGGACGTTCATCATAAACGTCCGCTACGACTTGTTCCTGAGCGAGTCTGGATTGTGCGACATCCAACTCAGGTTCTAACTCACCTAGAGTTTCTCTTGCACTTTGAGCCTCAGCAAGTTGTTCATCTTCAATGAACCTTGCTCTAACAGCACGCTCTCTGACAGACAGATTTTCTATTTCAGCAAGTTCATCTCTGAGTTGTCTCGTACGTTTTTCCGCAGCGGCACCTTTTTGTTGAAGGTCTTTTAACTCTTCTAAACGACGGCTCCATTTTTTATCAGTACGAGCCAAACGTTCCAGTCGAGCAAAAAGTAAATCAAGTTTATTTCTTCTAGTACCCGCTTGACCAAACGTAAATTCTTCTTCTAACTCTTCCGTATACCTAACAATTTTTTCTTCCCATCTAGCATTCAGATCATCAGAAGTGTTCTTTGCTTCCACATAAGCCTTACGACGTGCGGGCATGTCATCAACGCGTCCTTTGCCAGCCTCATCATACAAACGCCACCCATTGTTTTTCATTTGACCACGTTCAATTTGAGAAAAGAACTGTCCATCTCTGGCACGTACACGGGCATTCTGCCAAGGGTTAGCGTCAGCGTAACTCCAAGTATTTCCAGTCTTATTAACACGCAACAACACAGACTGGTTAGTACGAGGGTCACGAACACGAACCCAACCCTGTCTGCCATTAGAAGCCAACGCTTCAAGATTCGCTGTTTGAGGAACAGGAGCCCAAGGACCACTCCTGCCTTCGATATTAATAGTGGGACCCATCCGATCCGCAATTTGTTTTTCATTAGCGACAACAGACTCTGCTTGTGCTACACGAGCCTTAGCATAAGACAACCTTTCAGCCGCAGTCCTAGGCCGTCTACCTTCCCACGCTCCCATACCTCGCGGTTCTTCAGGAGCAGTTTCACGCATCTTCAACTCAGCCTTAGCATTCTCCAACTCCTGAATCTGCTCACGAACAGCAACCATGTCCTCATAATCTTTAACTATGTCTTTATCAGTCATCAAACGTTCATACTCAGCGTCTGCTTTCTCTAAACGTTCAACCGCTTTACGTTCAAGAACACTCTCCCCAGCCTTAGGGCGTGTAGGACGAGGCTTCCTAGGAGGCAACAAATCTTCCACATACTTCGTTAAAATTGTTTCCTGTTCGGCAATAATAGTTTCTTGAGATTTGATCTGATCATCTAAATTATTGATACGTATTTCAGAAGCGATTATTTCAGCATTAGTAGGTTCAGTGTAAGTAAGATTTTCATCCAACTCACCTCGTGTACCTATTACACGATCTTTTTCTCGTGTGAGTTCTTTAATCTTGGCTTCAGCATCCTCTACTACTTTTCTACCAGCAGCCCAGTTGTCTTTATCAACACCTTTAGGAGTTGATTTAAGAACCTTGCCATCAGCGTTTCTAATATTGCGTTTCCTCTGATCACGAGTAGCAGCCTTACCAAGATAATCGCGCATCTCATCAGACTGCTCAAACCTCTCAACCTTAGGACCAACAACCTCACGTTGTTTAGCACGAGCCGCAGCAACCTTAGCCTTAGCCTTAGCACGGCTAGCATCAATATCGTCTATAACCTTCTTAGCCCTAGCGTCAGTAGCATTCAAAGGCTTCTGCTCTAACTCTGCTACACGCTGTTTAACAGCCTCCACATCCGCCTCAGCCTGCTGTAAACGAAGATTCTCCCGTTCCAACTGGCTTCGAGCAGCCCTTAATGGGGATTGCTCCGAAACGGGTTTAGTTAAAAACCTTTCATACTCCATCAACTCTGCTTCATCAGTAGCACGAGCAGCAGCAGTCTCTGCCTCAGCGAGATTACTTTCCGCAGAAGCAACACGTGCTTTTAATCTGGCAACATTCTTTTCACCCTCAGCGACAGAAGCCTTAACCTCATCGTAATATTTAGTAGCCGCTTCAAACTCGTCAATAGCCTCATACAATTCACGATCAGCAGGAGCCAAGTTGCCTATCTCCGCACGAATCATTCTTTCTAACTCTTCACGGATTGCTTTAATCTGATTTAAAGTTTCTGTAACATCATCAATGTTTTGACCAGCAGCCTCAGCCTCTAAAATTACTCTTTCAACTTCCTCAGTCCAAGTCTGCCGCAACTTGACAACCTCATCGAAACCTTCTCCAGTCAATTCAGAAACACTAGGTGCATCAGGACCAAGATTTTTAGAAGTAATTCTTGATAAATCTAAACCCATCTCTTCTAAACGATCAAGCAACTCCGTTGCTTCATCATCAAGCGCCCAAGTGTACTCATCAATATCCTGAACAATCTGATTATTTTCAGCCAACTCAACGTTGCCTTCATAAACCTTCTGATCAGCCTCAGCCTTATTCTTCTTCTGAGTATCTCTATAACCTTCTGCTTTTGCTATTTTACGACGAGTCTCGTTGACTTTACTTATAGCACCGTCTTTACCTTGCCATTTCGCCTGCTTAGACGCATACTTATTAGCAGCCTCCTCGATGTCGTCAACCATATATTCCAACTCTTCAGCAGGAAAAATCTTTTGCAAACGACGCATGAAATGTTGCACACGCAAATCACGACCCATACCACGCTTATAAGAATCAGCCAGCACAGAGAAACCTTCCTCATATGCTTTCTCACCATAAGCAGCCTCATATGCGTCGTCTATCTGACGACGGAAAGACTTACCAACCTTCTGAGGATCCTGTAAACGAACCACTTTGCCATTAACAGCCAAAACATCTATCTGATCTTTAGAACCTTTAGGAGTATGCTTGACAACAGAATTAGGGTTAGCCATATCGGCATCAGCATGAATTTGAACAAACTCACCAATCTTATAACCACGGCTTTTTTGAGAAGCAGGAGTTAAACGACCATGAAGTTCTCTTTCTACTTCTTGAAAACCTTCAGGGTCACGAGGTTTATTAGGGTCCCAACCTTCAACTAGACGAGAACGAGCGTTCTCTCTTAAACGACGAGGCGCACGATAAGGCATGTTCTCATCAGCACGAACCTTCTGCGCTAATCTCCAAACCTGCTCACCAGTGTCAGGATCAAGAGTGCCGTAAGCATCCGTCATCTGTTTATCTAAAGTTTTAACCCAATCATCTAAAGTCCGAGCAAACCTTTTGTAATCATCTTCTGCCAGATCCTTAATCTGTTGAGGAAGATTATCCCACCAAGGACCTGACCTAGAAAAGAAACCACCTCTTGCACCAGCATGTTCTAAAAAGTCGGTGATAACAGCATCATCAATACCAAGAATACGAGCCTCTGTCATAATATTTTCAGTAGCCTCATCAAACTGTGTAGTAAAAAACTGTTCCTTACTACGACCAAAACGTGCAAAATCATCAAGATGCAAACCCAACGCAATCTGATTAGCGTCACCAGATTTTAAAAGTCTATCCATAACCTGTTCAGGGTTGAAATGACCATGCACCCAGTTTTGGAAACGATCAGGAGCAACCTTCTTGAATCCTCTTATAGGAAAATCCATTGCTTGCATCGTTAACTTCGCTCCTAAAGCACCACGAGCGCCTGTTCTAAGGAACTTACCAACAGAAGGAACAACTACTTCCAACGGTGTGCGAGCAGCAGTACCAGCAATCTCCCACAACTCGTCATCAAACTTCCCTGCCTTCTGAGCAGCAACCTTGGCTTTAGAAGCAGCGGCACGTTGCTTTAAAGTACCGCCACGGATCTTCCCCATAGTTTCTTTTAACGCATCATCACCGAAACGCTGTCTGAATACTTGAGGCACATTCTCCAACTGTCGGCTTACATACCAATCATCTGGTCGACGAAAAACCTTTTTACCGAGACCCTCAACCCACCTGTCTTGACGTAAAAACTTACTCAAAGGACCAGTACCAGCAAAACGGAAACGCAAACCAGTGTCGTAACCCATAATGCTGCTAGCCAAACGACCAGCCTCATCCTTACCAGCCAACGTCCTTGCAAGATTGCTTTGAGTTCTCACACCCATAGGCAACTCTTGCAACTCTTCAGGAGTTAATCTCTTACCCTTAACAACCGTCTTCTGAGCAGTCTCTTCCACAGCCTCCCTAGCAGCCTGACGGATACTAGCCACCATCGCATCATCAATAGTCTCTTCAGTTGCTTCTTTAACAGCCTTCTTAATAACATCATCAGTAACACTAGGATCACGAAACAACTTGCTTAACTGTTTAGCCCCCTGCTTCCCACTCATAGCACGATTAAACACACTCAAACCGCCCATATAAGTCAAAGGATCAACAGCCACATCACCAATAAAACCAATAACCCTATCAGCCCAAATGTTGTCAGCCATCACACCAGCACCCAAAGGAATCAGAAAAGGATTCAAACCACCCAACGCCATCATGCCTATACCAACAGCAGTACGCTCATCGTTAATCAAATCACCGAAACCATAATGCTCATCAACTTGACTTTTCCAATCGCCAAAAGAAAAACCCTCACCCTGAACAAGATCAATGCCCTCTTTCAAAGTGGAAACAATACCAGTGCGACCAAAATCTAAAATATCAATCGCTAAACCAAACAACCCCCCCGGCCCAGTGTCCTTATCAACAGCCTCAGGAACTTTAAAAGAAGCAGTAGGTTTAACAGCAGGAGCAGGCTGGAACCTTTTAGGCATACCCAACTTAGGATCAAATGTAGGAGCCTTAGGTTTAATGCCCTCTAATTTGGCTACAAGATCGCCTCTGTCGTAACCGCGTGGTGTTTTATATGCCATGCGATTACAGTCCTAACAATGCTTCTTCTATTTCTTCCATGGTGTAACCGAGTTCCATCAGATCCATAACCCGATCAGTATCTAGCAACCCATCTTCACCCACGTCATAACCAAACAAATTGAATGGTGCAGGTTCACCCGCCTGATACTCATAATCGTACAAAGCAGTAGCCTGAGACAAAGGTATGCTTTCAGTCCACGGCTCAAAACCTTCCATAGCAGGATGCGTGTAATTGACCAGCGGATCGTTACCACCAGCGATGATGTCGTCCACCAAAGCACCAACCACACCAGCACCAAGCGCTTCAGCACCCATTAGAACCTCTAAAGGAACTTGCATCACATCAGCGAAAGATCCCATATTGGATATTTCGTTCATGCTGTTCATTTGTTCCTGCATATCTCCGTACAGTAAACCTTCAGTATCCCAACCAACAGCGTCAAGAGCCTGCACCTCTTCACCTGTTAAAGCATTTTGCCAATTGAAAGCAGGGGTACCTGCCATCATTTGACCTTGTTTAAAGATTGGGTCTTGAGCAGGAATACTTCCCATTTGCATTTTAGATAATGCGGAATCCAAAGCATTCGTCTGAGCCTGAGCAGCCATCGCAGTAGTTTGAGCAGCCGTAGGCTGCGGATTCATAAGATCCATCAAAGTACTCATAGTGTCCATCTGCTGATCTTGTTGTGCGACACCAAGCATCCCTGACTGGTATGGAGTCATTGTTTGATCAGTTAAATAATCCCAAACATTGTTCTGATAATTTTGACCACCAGTAAAAGTTTCCGCTCCTGTGCGCTCACCAGTTTGGAACCTTTGCCCTGCTTGACGTTCACTCGTTTGAAAAGCCTGCTGTGCCAACAACATAGCCATAGCATCCTCAGCAGCCTGTTCACGTACAGCACGATTCTCTGACACGCCAGCAACATCTACACCAGCGCCCATACCAGCCATCATCAAAGCAGGATCAATACCAAAGTAAGGACCAAGCATAGAAGACTGAAGGTTCTGTTCAGCCGCAGCCTGCTGTTCAGCCAACTGTTGCATAGCAGCCTGCAACTCCATGTTACGACCAGTAGTTTCTAAATCCTGACGGTAACTATCAAACATGTAGTTACCTAACATTCCCGCTTCGCCACGTCCTTGCTGCCCAATGATGTTTAACATCTCAGAAAAATCACGCATCGCATCAGTTTCTTCTGCATAACCAGCGAGGTTCATTCCAATGTCGCCACCTATAACATCCTGAATAAGATTCTGTTCAACACCCTGCTCTGCCAGTAAATCCAACATTGATTGCACATCAGTGGCACGTTGCTCAGTGTTGAAAGAAAACGTGTCAGTTACTTCATCATAAGTAATTTTGCTTAATTCTGCCATGTCGTCAAACAACTTGTCTTTAGCGGCATTGAACACGCCTTGAGCAGTATTAATATCTATCCGACCATCCTCAACAGCCGCTTCAATAGCATCAATGCGATCATTGTAAGCCTTAGTAATAATTTCTGTTTGATCGTTTAAGTAGTTTATTTCTGGATCATCAGCAGCAAGAATAGTTTCTTCATCCTCAGATTCATCAATAATCCCTGTGACCCCTAAAGGGGGATCTTCCTTCTTCTTCTTTTTACCATCATCGGACATCATCTGAATCACTGGCTTACCAGTCTCAGGATCAGTACCCCATTCAAAAATTGCTTTCTGACCTTCAGACACACCACCCACAGCAACATCTGCTGCACCAAGATTAATGTTCATAGTTTCACCAGCGGCTTCTTGAGCGCGTAACGCACCTAAGACATCAGCATTAATAATGCCCTTATCAAAACCATACTGAGCGCGAGCATCATCGCTTTCCAAAGCAGCGAGTTCTTGAAACAACGCTATGTCAGGGGGTAACACTGCACTGGTAGTAGGATCAGCAACCGCTTGTGTTGCCTCAGCCTGTGCAGCGGCTTCTATAGCAGCAGTATCACCAGCCACACCAGCCGCACCAGCAGGTCCTCCCATTGCGAAGTCACCACCTGCTGCCAAAATTGCTCTCATCTGATCATCAGCAGGAATAGTTCTCCTACCAAGTGTATCTGATTCACTCATATAACTAAAGTCTGCTATATCCGCTTCTCTTTGAGCAGCAGCGGCTTCAGCATTTGCATTCTGCGCCAGTATCATTCTCATTTGATCATCAGCAGACATATTTGCTATAACATTTGCAGCAGTGTTACCAGTTTTAGCAGCATCCATAGCAGCATAAGCATCAGCAATCGCCTGTTGAGCCGTTGCTGAAGTTGCCTTAGCAGACTCGGCTGTTTTAGCAGCCTGCTGTTGTCTAGTCAATCTAGGAGAACCACCTCTGGTGGTCGTAGGAGGTGTCCTTTGAGATATTGGAGGACCAGCCGCTTGTTGTGCAGCCAAATAAGCAGCATAAGAAGCCGCATCAGCACCTGCATTTCTACCAGAAGGCTGTGATAAAGCAGGAGGTCTTGAACCAGCAGGACCTTGTATAGTGGTAGATAAATCTTGTTGTCGGCGCGCTCCCGCTGCTTGTGCAGCCTGTTCAGCAGCCAAATATGATTTAGCATCACCTAAACTCATACCCCTGCCACGCAACTGTCCTAAACGGTCATAAGAAGGATTTTGATATGCTGCTAATCTCGATTCAAGATCTGTTCGTGTAGCAGTTTGATTTACAGCATCTTGTATGGATCTTGTGAGAGTATCAGCAAAATTTAAATATTCATCTATATCCTGTACATTGCTTTTCTCAGCCTCCATATCATCGTATGTAAAAGTCATTAGGACATCGCCTCCCGAATCTCAGCAGCCTTAGCAGCCCGAACCGCACTAGCATCAGTAGCCCGCTGCAACCTCTCACCCGTAAACTGACCCTGCGCTGCCAAATCCTGCAAAGCCAAATCCAAAATTGCACGATTCTGAGCCGTAGCCGCCTCAGACCTCGCACGATCAAAAGCAGCCAACTGTTGTGCTAAAGCCTTCTTCCTTAAACCAGAATCATAAATACCACGAGAAATAAACCGTTCACCAATCTGAGGAACAGCCGCTTTCTGAGCCTGCCCGATGTCGTAACGTTGACGATCATAACCAGTACCCACATTACGTCTATCCATAGTCGTCTTATTCAACGCCGTTTTAAGGCGTTGACTAGGAGAGATCCCATAAGGATCTTTAATATTAAAACCTGACGACAAAGGATTATAAGCCATATCTACCTGCTGCGAGTCTGAGTGATACTAGGGTAACGTTGCGCTACTTTTCTACGAATTTTTCTTTTTTCATCAGCAGTACCATGCTGAGAAACACGAGCCAACGCATTCCGAGCGTGAGACTTATCATTAATCGGATACTTACGCTTAGACGGTTGAGCAAAATCACTCCGAGGCAACGCATTACGTTGCGCCGCTGTCAATTTAGCCACTAGTTAAACACCTGACCCGCAATGACAAGAGTGGCAGTGTCCACAACAACATTTAATACCACTGCCCCCTCCGACCCACCGCCGCTCAGAGCAATACCAGCAGTCACATCCGAAATGTCGCCCGTGCTGGTCTGTGTAATACGTTGGTTTATTCTCTGTACGCTCACAACAACACCTACCCAAAGTACGTAATCTGGACTTCAGAATCTGACGATCCAGCCCTGATGAATTTCACATCATCAATATCGTTTTCATACAAATCCATAACACTGTATGGATTCAAGTAATGCCCCACAGAAGCAGTTGGTGTACCCCACCTGACTCTGATTGGTTCAGCACCATTAGTTAACATCGCTGCAACAGCACCAGTAGGCCGTGTGCAAGCAACAGCCACAGTAGACACTGTTAACTGTTGATCGCCTATGGATTCCCCATACTGTGAGGCGTTATATCTTATTCCTG